ATTTTGAAAACTCTCTTTTCAGGTGCTCTCATAATTCTATGGATTAACATTGCATCTTCCATTAGAGATAATTGTTTCCACAATCGTCTACCATTTTCAATCATTGATTTACCATATGGTAACCAGTTAGTATCTGCTAATAATCTGAAATGTGCTATTTCAAAGTTTTCATAATCTTGTTTACCATTAGGGTCCTCGGTAATTTTAAACTTTACCGAGTTTGGGTTGGATGGGTCAGTTCTTTCTAATCTTTCAGTATTATAAACTGAATGAGGAGTTACGTTAACTACACCTTTACCTTCTGCAACTTCTAAACCTAAAAAGAAATCTCCATACTTACACATATTTCTTACCCATGGCCATAAGTTGAACTCAACGTTCATTACATCATAGAATAAGTTATTAAGTATATCTTTAACTTTCTCGTTATCCGAGTTAATCATTAGAATATCACCAAATTCATTCTTTAGTGTTGATTCATCTGCATAAATATCTAATGCGGAAGCAAGGATAGGGTCATTATCCATTGCATCAAAATCACGGAAAACTTCTCTACGAACTTGTTGGTATGCCATTGATTGTGCACCACCTGCTTGTTCAAAGAAACTCTTCTGTAATTTTGTATATCTATCTCGTAGGGATGATAAGTTAGTTTGTTGTCTTTCATCACTATCAAAGACGTTTCTCTTCCCATCCTTATCAACCGTAACGATTGCTTGTGAACGAAAGAGTTTTGTTAACCTCCCAAAAAATGAAGTATCTGCCATGTTTTTCCTAATTTACGTTATAACCTTTATTGTATTATTACCATTTTCTACAAGACCAATATCTTGCTTTGTGTCTTGGTCCTGGTGAATCACAATTGTGTCTTGCTCTAAATGCTTTTCTTGCATCTGGATTAGACTTTCTAATTGACATTGTTTTTTCACCTTTCTTCTTTGCAGAAGTTCCACCATGACCGAAGTTTACTTTAACAACATTACCTTGGGGGTTTTTAACATATACTTTGAATTTCTTAACATCACCTCTCATTGGTTTACCCAATTTTACAGTTCTACCTTGATATTCAGCTTCATTCATATCAGCTTTATATTCTTTCATAAACTCACAGAATTCTTTTATATCTTGATAATTATCAACTATATATTCTTCTGAGTATATTTCTTCGTTAAGTAAATCTTGTAGTGATATCATAATTATTTTCTCCTATACTATAAATATAACGTTATTCAATTAACCAAGATAAATCTTCTTGATGTCCATTTCCTAAATCCATACTCCAAGGGTTTTCATCATTTGCCATATTTCCACCAAACCCAAATCCACCTAAACCTGTACTATGTTGTCCTATACTACCTAATGCGTTTTTGGTTAAATCAACACCCTCTTGTCTTAATCTAAGTGCCGTATCTCTTACCCATAATGAAATTGCTAATGACATGGTTAAATCATCATTGTAACCTCTCATTGCCTCTGCTCGGTTACCATTCCATATAAAGGTAAATAATTCATCTATCAATCTAGTTGAACGAATTGTTATATCTTTTTCTCTAATATATTGTTCCATTTTGGAAATGATTAGAGGTCGTGTTTTGGAAGTAGTAGAAAATCCTGCAACCATATTTCTTTCCTCTGCTCTGTATTTGTTATGTAGTTGATTTTCCACATCTACATATTTCAAATCCTTACTCATGTAGAATAAGTTTTGATAACCCCTATCGATTACTTGTTGGATTACTGCCCAACCAATATTTGCGTTCTCTACAACTAATAGTGCTTGATTATAATCAGTTGCAAGTGATACTAAGAAGTTTCCAAAATCTTTAGTATCTAACTTACCTTTATATTCAGCTACTTGTGTTGCGTTTTCTATATCGATTACATGACACGCTGAATAATCTGCGGAATCACCACGAGCAACATCGGCCACTACCATGTAAGATTTCTGATAATTTGGATATTCCCATTTCCATAGGTTTCCATCAAATCCAGTCTTTTCAATTGGTTCTTGACAATACGTTTCTTTGTAGAACATTAGAAGTTGTGGGTCAATTACAGTATCACCCGAACTTACGAAATCACAATCACATTCTTGTGCTGCTCCTTTTGGTCCTAATAAAACTTCTTGTTCATCTCTCCAAGATTGGTCTCTTTCTGGATGAACAGACCAGTGTAATCTAATATTATTAAATGTATTAGAACCATCTTCTGAACCTACCCAAGTTTTGTGAAAGAAATTACCCACACCATTTGGAGTAGAAAGGATAATTGCATTACCACCCGTTGATAAGGTAGATTGAGCAGATACCCAAATTTCTTCAATCTTATCGATAAAGGCTGCCTCATCAAATACTAATAAGGATAGTGCTTCAGAACGACCTGCATCTCCAGCTGCTGATGTTGCTTTAATCTGTGAACCATTTGAGTATCGTAGAGATAGTTTGTTATCTTCTACTGTCTCTTGTTTTAGCCAAGAGGGTAAATACTGATTCATTACACGAACCTTCGTTACGAGGTTCTTAGCAACTTCTTGTTTGGTTGCAATTACAAGAACATTAAAATCTTGGTTGAATAACATCTTCCATAATGAAAATCCAGCAGTTAAGGTTGATATACCTGTTTGACGAGATTTAAGAATTACGTTATATCGATGTTCGTGAAATTGTGTTAAAGTTGTTTCTTGAAACGGAAATAATTGAAAAGGTATCTTACCACGAACCGGATGTTGAATCATACAATACTTCTTCATGAAGTATATCGGGTCTGAAGCACATTTCTGATACTCTAATTTAATTATTTCTTTTAACGATTGTTTAGCCATTATTTACTACCTAATAAAACAAGTACTGCGCCTGCACCAATGAAAGTCCCAACCTTATATAGAAATGTTTTTCTACGTTGTCCTTTTAATTCTTTTTCCAATTGTAAAGATTTGGTAGCTTCTAAATTAAATTGTTCATCTTTTTTTAAGATAATACTTTCTAAGTTAACAATTTTAATATCCAACTTACCAATAACAGAATCTTTTAGAACAATTTTCTTTTGTTCTAATGTTAAAAGTTCAACAGTCTTTCTAAGTTCTTCTTTAGCCCCATCACCTGTAATTAAATCTTTAATTACCAGTTTTGCGATAGGTTGCTTCAAAGATACTATCGTATCGTTTTGTGAAAAACTCTTGAAGCTCACTAATATTAAGCTTATCAACAGAATTAGTTTTCTCATCGGTATTTCTCCTTATTGTGTAAATGTTATTTTGTACTTTATTGATATCCGTATCAAGTAATTCTAATTCCGAATGTAAAGATGAAATCATATCATCCAATTCAGTATTCATTGTTTGGATTGAATCTATTTCTTTACCAATATTTTCAATCTTATCATTGAACCCTTCGATATCTGTTTTTAATCCCCTAACATTAAAAATTGTAAATGCTAAGAATGCCATACAGATAATAATTAACATGTTTGTATATCGTGCACTTCCCATGATTATAAATAATGTTCTAAATTTGAATCACGTAACTTCTCAAAGGCTAATATTCGTTTATCTTCGAGTTCTTGTATTTCTTTATTACCACTATCAATCAATTGTTGGATTTCCTTTTTGGTATCCTCAACCGATTGTGGTAATTCCCACTTTTCAGTAGAACCATCTTCGTTTATATATTCATAGTATGGTTTTACATCTAAAATAGCTTGTTCATATTGTTCTATTTTAGCTTTACCATAAATAATCATTCTAGTCCATACTTTATAACTAGCATATTCATCATAAAGACCGGCTAATCTAATTATATGTTCCATATCAGCAGTACAGTTGATACAATATCCACCTTTTTCAATCATCGTTTTATCTTTTGATGATTTTTTAATGGTTTTACAATCTTTATTAGAACATTGTTGCTTTTCGTTCAGATATTTACGAACTTCTGAGAATGCTTCTGAGTTTTTACCCGTCTTTACAATATATCCTTCTTTTTGTTCGTATTTATTGTGTTCATCTTCCCAAACATCACCCACATCATGAGTTTCCTTTGCTTTGGTGTATCCAATGGTGGTATTTTTAGCATACTCACCTGTCTTTACCATATCCATCAACTTTCTACGAGTTGGATGCATGTATTTTTTCTTAAACTCTTTACCCATTGTTATATATTAGGTTATACTTTGAGTATATAAATATATAAAAATGAAGAAACCGAAATTTTAGAAGAAGATACCCAATAATTGATTAACGGAAGCGAATGCACCAGTAAGTTTGAAAGTATTTCCTTTATATTGAAAAACAATACCTTCATTTGGTACAATTTTAGAAGGACCACCAATTGCTTTTAATCTTTGTAACTCTAATTTTAATTTTTCAATCTTTTTAGGGTCACCTGATTTCTTAACATCCTTGATTGTCTTATCAATTCTCTTTTTTATAGAACGAACTGCTTCATCTGGATTTACTGTAAGTACTGATGATGT